TTACTGAAACCAAATGGGTTTCTCATGCATAGAATAATAAATAAAAGCTCCATTCGTCACATGATACGAATGGAGCTTTTATTTATTTTGCTTTTTTTTAATTCCATGCAACCTTTTCTATTCCTTCATCGTCTAAGCTATAAGATAACATGAGTAATAACATAAAAAGAAAGGAAAAGATTATGATTTTGAGCACAACTTTACTGGTTTCCCCAGTATTTAAAGGGGTTCTTTAATGCTGGGATAACTTGAAAATGCCGCAATCATGCACCATGTTGCACTATTGCGGCTCTTAACGCTGAAAATAAACTGAATAAATACTGCACGGAATTATGGCAACACTGAGACTATATTTAGATACAAGGATAAAAAGGCAGGATGGTACGTCCTCAATCCGGCTTGCCGTTAACCATCACGGTGGGACAGCCTTCATATCCCTCAATCAATACTGCAAAAAGGATGAATGGGATAAAAGGGCTTGCAAGGTGCGCAAGCGTCCTGATCGTGATGCTATCAACGACTTCCTTCTTGACCGTCTGAATTTTTATAATAGAATGATGATGAAGGCGCAATGCAGGGAAACATACCGGGGCGATATTACGGCAAGGGAACTCCGGGACTTAATCATGCTTGAAGCCGAGCCTGCAATGGAAAAGGTCGCCCTGCTTCGTGATGGCTTCATTGCCTACGAAAGCAGGAATCTGAAAGAGAACACGATAAACAGATACAAGTACACTTGGGCAAAGATTGAAGCTTTCATCGGGAAGGAAAAAGCGGCTCTGCTTACATACGATGAGATTAACCGCTCTTGGCTTGAAGCCTTCGATTCGTTCATGGCAAAGGAGGGCTTGTCACGGAATACCAGAACCAGCAGGATGCTCTGTGTCGCTGCTGTCTTCAACTTGGCGATAGATAATGAGCAAACGAAAAACTACCCTTTCCGCAGGTACAGCCTCCGAATTGAGACAACAAAAAAGCGAGACTTGTCTGTTGAGGAAATCCGGTCTATCTTCGAAGCTGGTGGTGATGAACTGGTCGATATGTTCCTGCTGATGTTCCTGCTGATTGGTATCAACGTGCGTGACTTGTTCGCCTTGACAAGGGATAATATCGTCCGTGGCAGACTGGAATACGACCGGGCGAAGACTGGAAGGCATTACTCCATCCTTCTTCATCCCGAAGCTCTCCGCATCATCGAGAAGTACAAAGGGGAAAAGAAGCTACTTCGTTTCTCGGATCATTTCAAGAACGTTGACACTGCAACGGTAATGATAAACAAGAAACTTGCAAGGGTTCGCCCAGGGCTTACTACGTACTACGCTCGACATACGTGGGCATCCATAGCCTTCAACATTGGAATACAAAAGGACGTGGTGTCGCTCGCGCTGGGCCACTCGTTTGGTGTCCGGGTAACTGATACCTACATCAATGCGGACCTATCGAGAGTAGATGAAGCAAACCGCAGGGTTATTGATTACGTGCTATACAACAAAAAATAGCCTTATTTCTTGCGAATTTGCCGCAGAAACGGCTCAAATTGTTTTCTTGGATAGTTTTACATGCTTACCACATAAACAGCTCAGAACGCAAATTTCGGGGTGAATCGAAAAAAGAGTACAAAAAATACCCCAGCGGTGAAAAAGTCGAGCCGCTGGGGTAATAAGTGGAAACCACTTTAAACATTCAGTGATGCAAAGGTACGATTTTCCTTTGATACCACCAAATTATTTTCCGAAAAATTTCTTTCTCAACAAATCATTGATGAATCGTGACTTGTTGGGCAATGCGTTGAGGAAAGGCAGCAGGTCGTTGTCTATCTGTATGCCAACAAGCTTGACCGTTGCGCCTGCACCCTTCTTCGTTCTCTTGATGTTTCTTCTATTCTCCATATCCGTGATTTTTTACTGGTTCTCCATTTACTCGCAAAAGGTTGCGCTGCTCGACTCTACACTTCTTCGGGTACTTGCGTGGAGTGCCATCCTTCTTGCAGGTCTTGCCTTTATATACCAGGCAAGGCAAGGAGGTGTATTCGTAGCCTCTATGTGAAATATCCCAACATTCAACCCTTATCGTATCGAAGCAGTCGCTGATATAATCGCCAACCTTAACCGGGCTATGCTCCGTGGCAAATTCCTTTGCAAGCATTCTTCTTTCATTCTCTGCCTTCACCTTGATTCTGTGCAGGGCTTCTCTGTACTCTTGTTCTGTCATTGTCTTCTGTCTTTTTTAAATTGTCTATCTAACTTCGTTTTCATTCTGTTCATCTTGTGCTCAAGCTTGCCAATCTGCTTATAAGATAACCACTCCGGCTTGATATTCAACTCCATCCAGAACTGGCGCATTTCCTTGCAGTGTCTGGCGATACTCTGGAAATAGAGGTGTCGCTCGTATGGGTTGCGAAGGAAGTACTCGCAATCGGATAGCATACGATCAAGCATCATGTATTTATGCTTTTGCCCTTCTCCGAGACTTACAAGCCTTCCGTTGTCCCCGATCCACAGCATTGCGCCCTCTCCCTTCCAATAAAAGTCGAAAGCCTTGCTTACCGGATAATAATAGCCATCGAGCACCGTGCCTTCCTTAAGGTCTCGCCCAATCTCTCGCAGGCAGTTTCTTCCCCAGCTGGTCGTTACCTCAACCACTGCTTGTGCTGGTATCTTGTCATATTCCTTCATATCTTGCTAAATTTAAATTTCTCGTTCCGTGATGTAATACTTGAATGTTACTCCACCCATTTTAACCTTGAAGTGTCGGTCTCCTTCTTCCAGCATTTCCGCATGTGGGTTGTTTCTGTAAACTTCCTTGATGCGTGTAAACCTTTCCTCCATTATCTCCTTGGTTCTGTAGTCTTCGATGTGACTATCAACTTGCCCAAGGCTATTTTTGCCGTTCAAAATGTATTGTTTCATATCTTGATATATTGTGCAGGGCTTGCGCCCTGCTGGTTAATACTTTTCTATCCAATACTCTATTGTAAAATTCACGCATAAGCCTGCAAATTCAGACTTAAAGTAACCTTGTCGTACCCAGTATGGATAATGTCTATCGGCTTTCTTTAGTCCCTTGAACAGCTTGTTCAAGAATCGCTCTGCCTTGTCCTTGCGTGTAAAGTTTGCCAACTCCTCGATTTCTCCTTCCATCTGTCTTTTGATATAATATTTTGCTCTTGCCATTGTCCTGTCCTCCCTTGATTACTTAGCATACAATGTTACAACCAATCCTCTTCTGAGTGCGCAGCGGCAAGCGTCCATACCTGCCTTCAAAGCTCGCTTGATGAACTTGTTGAAAAGTTCCGCTCCGATGAGCTTCAAAATTCCGCTTACTCCTACGAGTGTGTTTATCTTCTTGCCATCCTCTGTGTGTCCGAATACCTTGATGCGGAAGTTTGAGTTGATGAACTTTGTTGTGAACTCTAAAACGTTTGATTTTGACTTTTTCATTTTTTTGTCGCTTAACCGTGGTGCGTAGGGCTTAAATTACTGAATATTTAATGTGCTTATCTCCTAAACACACTGCAAAGATATTAATATTTTTCGGTTCTGCCAAAACTTTTCCCGAAAGATATTAATATTTTAACTTTTATTTACTGTTTATGTCGTAAGCATGTCTATTTTCGTTCGTTTTCGTTCGTTTTCGGTACGTTTTCGTTCGTTTTCGGTACGTTTTCGTTCGTTTTCGGTACGTTTTACAAACTCTTTATAACAATAACCTGCACGCCTTAGTTTGAATGAATATATAATCTAACTCTCATATCCCCCTACCCCTTTTCTCTCAATGAAAAGTGTTCTTCGCACAAAAAATGGGCAGAAAAACGCTCTCCTGCGCTTCCTGCCCTTCTAAAGATTGATATTATGATTGCTATTTAAATCTCTTCTTGATGCGCTCATTTATCCAGCAAACCGCAAGGATTGCCAGGAATATCAATACGCAATCGCCAGCGAATAATCTTATCTTGTGCCATGTGCTCGCTGGCTTCTCTACCTCCTTGGTCTTATATCGGTTCACGTAATACTTTGCCTTTACGGTGTCGGTCGTGAATTTGTAAATGTCGAACACGATGGTGTCCGTCTTGGTAGTCGTCTTCCATCTGGTGGTCGTAAGGTTGTGCCACCTTTCCTTGATTACGGTGTCGCCCTTGATATAGACCAGCACGCTGTCGTGCTTGAATACGCTGTCATGCTGCTGTGTGTCCTGCCAGTGGATCTGTCGCTGGTTAACGCTGTCACGTCTTACACTGGTGTGTGCGCTGTCGTGATAAACCGCGTTATTTTGCGCTGTTTTAGCGCAGGAACAGCCAAAAATCAAAAGTGGGGTAATTGTAAGCATGACGAGAAATAACGCCACAGAACGCAAATTTCGCCCTTTTCTTGAATTTTTCATACTTTATAAACGCTAGATTGATATGTTTATTATGCAAGCACCTTGATTTCCAAGGCTTCCTTGGCTCGCTTCAAATACTTCTCGCAGGCTGTCAGTCCATTGTACCCTCCGTTTATCTTCCTACGGATAGCCTTCAGGTTGTCTTTGTCTGCCAGCTCATTGCAGCCGAAAGTGTCGAATACCCACATCGAGGATTTCGTTGCACCCAGAGGACGCTCCAGCAGTTCGGGTGTCCCAACAACATCGAAGCCGCAATAATTGGCATACTTCCGGTAGTTGGCTCTTCCAGTTATCTGAATAAGACCTCTGCCCTTATACTTCACGCCATCCCCCGGCTGAGTATTGCCAAGGCTTTTTCTTCCCTCGTAGGCTCTTCCGCTTGCCAGTTCCTTGGTATATCTGAGCTCACCGGATTCATGGGCTATCTGTGCGAGGTAGTGCGCCATTCGCAAAGGAGTATTGATACGGAAATGCTCTGCCCATCCGTTGATGATTGGAAGGTAGGTGTCTGCCCTGCTGCCTACATTCGGCATTACCTTCAAAAGTTGCGCTCTAGTTATTCTCATTATCTCCTCCTTTCTTCCGCTCTTCTTTCATTATCTCGACAACTGCCTTCGCAATTTCATCCTTGTTCTCAAGTATTACCTGCATCGTGCGGTCTTGCTTCCGTATCTCAGCCTTCTCGTATGCCTTCTCCCGGATGCTCTTAAACTCGCACAGAAGCAGATACACCGTCCATGCGATGGAGAATATAGGGAAGGGAGAGATAATACACGTAGCCACGTCCATAAGCGAAGCAATACCGAATGTAGGGAAATACTTCTTCGCCTTGTCGCACGTCTTCTTCAACCCGGTTGACGTTCTTGCAACATGCAGTTCCTTCGCCTTCTGTATGCCTGCTATCAAGTCAATTGTCATCGCTATCAGAATCGTAGCGAAACAGATAAAAATTACGATGGCGCACAGATATAGATGATGCACCTGAAAATCGTGAAATACTTCGTTCATATCAATATTTGTTTTTGGTTTATTCCAATTTTTCCCAGTCAATGGTCACACCCTTCCCGATGATGTCTGCCGTCCACCTGCAGAATGCCATACCCTCGTATCCGTCTGGATCACTGGCTACGGCAATAGCATACTGTACGCAGTCGCTCTCGGTCTTGATTACCTTCGGATAAAAGTCCGCATAAGCCATATTAGCCAAATAGAGAATATCCCCGATGGTCGTGCCCTTGGAGATTATCTCGTTGTTTGTCGCCAACCGGATTTCGTCAACAGTCCATCGGTGGCTCGTTCCATCTACGTTCTTCATCTGCTCGCTTGCCATGATTGCCAGCTGTTTCGTGAAGTGGTAGCCGTGCTTGGCAACGTATGCCACGTACCCGCTGGCTCCCATGAGTGCCTTTGCTGCCTTCTCGTATGGTAAGCTGTGGATGATGTCGCTCTCTTGGTGCTGGTGTCGCTCTTCCTCGCTATCGCAAGAATGGCGCAAAACGATGATTTTCTTCATTGTGCGCCCTCCTATCCTAATTTGTCGAGTAATTGCTTAACCATGCCACGAATGCCGCTTATATCGCCCTCAAGTGCCTTGAAACGCTTTTCGGTTTCCTGCTTTTCCTTGATTGCCGGGTTCAAAGCTGCAAGAAGTTCTTCGCCTTTTGCTTTCCGCTCCTTGCTTGGCTCGTATGCCTTGATTATCTCATCGGCTTCATTTACCAATTTCCCAACTTCTGGCAAAAGGTCTGCCTTGTCGGTGGCCAGTACTATTTCGCCTGCAAAGGTAACTCCGAGGTGTTCGGGTATGGTGTAGATGGTCTGCTTTCCCTCCACCTCGATTGTTACGTCTCGCATTGGCTGTCCGTTGCTGGAAATGGTTGCGATGCCAGTGTTGATGTGCGGCTGGTTGTCAACGACCTTGCCTTCCTTAACTTCCACCGTCTGCTTGTCTAGCAGATAGACTGGGTGATTTCTTTGTATATTCTTAAATTCCATGATGCGCTCTTTTTAGATAATTCGATAAATAGACAAAAAGGGGTCTCACTGATAACACAGCGAGTTGCCCCTTGATAGATTTTGTTTAGACCGCCTACGCTCCAGTTGTGGTGGTGGTCTTCAACGCTGCAATAAGTTCAGCGTTCTGTCTCTGCTGGCTCAACTCCAGGCGTGCATCGTTGTACCTCTGCTGCAAATCCTGCTGCCAGTGATTGTTAAGTACATCGATAACTCGCTGGGTGTTGTCTTGGTTTGCACGGATGATGTCGCACTTGTCCTGCTGCATCTGATAGCCTAGTGCCGAGAAGCCTCGCTCTATGCTGCGGTTGTTGAAATCGAATCCTCGCTGCATTGAGTTCTCGATGTTCTTCTGCCCGAGCTGGTTGTCGTAGCCCATTTTGATGATGTTCTGCTGGGTCTGGCAGCAGCAGTCCTTCAGTGCCATGATCATCTGCAAGTTACCCTGCGAGATAGCATTGATTACTCGCTCTGCCGAATAACCAACTTGTCCGCTTATCTGCTGGATGCCTGCCTGGATGCCGCAAACGGAAGACTGCAAAGCGTTGAAGTCGCAATTCAAGTTAGCCGCCAGCGTCTTCAAGTCCTGGTTGTTTCCCTGGATTGCGCCCATCAACAAGTCGCTGTTGTGGTTGTCGCTCATCTGGGTGCGAAGGCTGTCAATCTGAGACTGGATTTCGGAACGCTGTACGTTGCCGTTCTGTCCGTTCCAGCCATCGCCATACATGAATCGGAACATTCCCAACATCATCATGTAGGCGAATGGGTTGTTCCAACCTCCCCCCATACCACCGTTCATTGCTGCCAGCATAGTCGCTGGATCATTGTCTCTACCTCTAGCGAGCAACGCTGCTGCTAGGTTGTCATTGCCACCGTCCCCAGTGCAATAAACTTTCTCAATTGTGTCTGCCATATAATTTTGAGTTAATTACGTTACGGAAACCAAATACTGGAATCCGCTGCAAAGATACTCTGATTTTTGGCTCGCTCCAAAAAGTTAGTACACTGGTATTTATCGAATTATTTTCAAAGAACGCTTTTGGTTATTTTCTTTTTTGTTTTCTGCTGAGTGATTAAATACAAATCGGCTCTACGTCCTTGTTTAGCAAGGTCGCTTGTGCCGTGGCAAGTCGATAAACTCGAGACGTGCTGATATAGGTGTAAGCCATCTTGCAAAGATGTCTCACAGCTGGAACGGTGCGGTTTAATACGGTCGCAGTGGTCGTTACGCTGAATCCTGCGTGTATCATCTGCTCAACGACCATACATCGTGTCATTACGAGGTTTTCTGCTCTCGACTTGCCGAGAACGTCTTCCCTCGTAATGCTTAATTCTCCGTTCGGAAGCTCAATAGCGCAACACTTGATTACGTTGTCTATAACTCGCCATAGTTCTTTCTCCTTGTCATTCATATATAATTTATTAAAATTATTGTATATTATTATATATATTTTCAGACGAAAATTGTATTATTCTACCCCCAACATAGAATCAATCATTCCATCAATGGCTTCATCGGTCATACTCTTCTTAATAGTAGAATCTGCGCCAATAGACTTCATCATCATAGCTACCCAGGGGTTGTCACTCTCCAAAGTGGATTGTATCTGTTCCTTGTATGCTTCGTGAAGTTCGCCCGATTCCTTGAAATTCAAAAGAACCGTGCGCAAGGCTTTCACCACGTAGTTATCCATCAGCAAGGGATTATCCCTTGCCGATGATAATTTAGTAAGAAGCACTGCCAGTGCCTCATGTAATTGTTTCTTTTTCATATTGTCTTATTTTTAATTTATAAAGTCAACAACTTAAAGTTCAAGTTTTATATCTCCAGCATTTCTATCTGGATAATCTCTCATTCCTTGTCATTCATTTTGAAACAAATAGTAGTTTGCGTTACTTTTTCTCCTCTTCGAGCAGTCCCAGAGCATCTTGGTAGAAGAGAGGGAATCCCTGTCCGAAGTCCTTCAACAGCTTGAACTCCTTATCGTCAAGCTCAACCTCACCATCCGACTTGTATATCTTCATAGCCAATGCCATATAGCCGATGCCTCTGGCGTTCTGGTACATGGCATTTGCCAACTCCTCTCGGATGTCTTTGGTTATATACTCGTCCTTCTTGATGTTTGTTGCAATCTGCAACGCAGCGAAATTAATCTTCTTCATAATTATAATATTTAAATTGTTATTGTTATTTCAATATTTTATTCTATCTTATCAGAACTATTTATAAGTTTAAATTCAACAGGCTTTGCTTTTGTAAAATCACCATAAGAATATAAAGGATTTCCAATATATGATACATTATATGCAGTAATAAGTGTATCTCCTTCATAAGGGTCGAAATATACATGCAAGTTAATATCTGTTGCAACAATAGAAGAACTACTACCAGCCTCTTTTTCTATAAGTGGAATACCTTCAACTCTAACACCTCCTTCTTGATTCTCTGCATCTTTTAAAGTTTGATATACTGTAACACCTAAGTTACTAAAATCATAACCAGTCAAAGTACTTGCTGCACGAACATATTTGCTTTCAGAAGCACAAGTAGAAACATCACCATTAGCATCCTGATATTGAGCAAGAATTGTATATGTCATTCCCTTTGGTGGATGAGAGGAAGAGAATGTGTAGTTGAAATTGCCCGACACTTCTAGAATACCAGCAAGCAACATAGGATTTCCATCGCCATTAAGCACATATTTACCTGCATAATCATTTCTTTGATTAGTAGTTTTATCTCTTATATTAATTGTTGCTGTATCATAATCATAAGGTTTATCTTTGTCAGACTTCAAAGTGTATTCCTTATATCCTACATAAACACTGTGTTGCAACGAAAAACTATTGAAGAAATAGTTATCTTCTACACCTCCAGTTGTGCATAGAAGAAGATAAACTCTTATAACATCACCAACATTACAACTAAAACCACAACCTCCCTCTGATATAGGAGCACCAGAGCTAAACTTGACAGAAAATTGATAACCTTCATCATCAAGACCTGTATCGATAGGGTCAGGTTTAGAATAATAACTACCTCTCTTCTTTGTTACATTATATAGATAAATAGCAGGATATACTTCACCATCTGTAATTTGCGTAAGTATTTGGAATATATCTTTTAATGATACACATTGATTAGGATAGTCTATATCGCTTGTATTAGTAGCATATATACTAAATGTTGCAGTCTCTGATATGAAAAACTCATTAGTATTTGGATATGCTGGATAAATTGGTGGTTGAGCTTCATCATAATAGCCTGCAAAATCAGAAAGACGATAAGGAGATTCATTACCTCCATAAGGTCTGTTGTATATCCATTTTGCTTTATCGCTATCAAAGTCTGATTTTCTAGACACTAAAGGAATAACCAAAGCTGCATCATTAACAGTATTATTTCCTAACCACCAACCTAATTTTCCACTAGGTGCAGTCCAACTTCTACCATCAGAATTTAAAGTATCAGTCACAAACTTCTTTCTAAGGTTTACTGGCTTATACTTAGACCACATATTTATATTGTGGTTCTTACATAGAGTAGCAATATCATTACTACTCTCATTAAGGATTTTCTTTACATCCTCAATACTAACTGGAGCAGTTATAATTCCATTTACTATACTCATGCCTTAATTCTTTAAACAAGTTATACCACCAGTAGCTTCAATCTTGCCATTTACAACAAGATTTCCATCTACATAAACATCACCACTAATAGTACCAGCAGATACATATTTTACTACCTCCTTGGTTACTACTTTCTCTGTTGTTATGTTGGCATTGAATACCTTTGCCAACCACTGAATAAATTTCTTCATAAGCTTTATATATTATATATATCTTACTTATAACACAGCCTTTTTCTTTGTCTTTCTTTCCTGTAAGGCTGATAGCTCTTGTGTTGATAGCGTTGCAAACACTCCTACACTAATTGCCTTCGACATATCTAATTTATAGGAACTGCCATTATAGTAAAAGACTACATCGACATTATTGTCTGTATCTCCAAGATGAAAACTAGCACCATCAAGTTCCATATTACCATATTCATAACAAAGAAACTTAGGACTATATATCCAACCATCACTATCTATATGGCATTCGGCTTGTAAATATAAGTCTTCATAATTGTCATCATATATACTCCAATTCTTACCATTATAACTAAAAAGTAACGCAGCTTTAGTGTTATTTTTTGGATATATTTTAAAAGGAACATTATCATCTGCATAAATTATATTTCTTTTAGAAGTAACACTCCCGAACGTAAAGTCAACATTATTACTTGTAGTAGCATTATTACTTACACCAAGTGCAGTTATACCACCTGTCGCATAAATATTTCCTTCTATTTTGAAAGCATTATTAGCTGCATCCCAAGATATTCTTCCACCATTAGTTTCAGAACCAAAGTGTATTTGGTTTGAATTAACATCGAAGACATTGCTCTTGAAATCATAATGCTTGCTGTAATTGTCGGTATAAATCTTCGTTACATTGGCATCCAAATTTATCTCTCCATCAGACGATTCTTTCAGTCCATAACCAATATGGAGTGTATTGTCTGTGCGGTCAAGCATATTGCCGTTGTTCATCCAAAGCTGAATGGAATCACCTCCTGCAGAACCCATTTTCAAGTTGCCATTGATGTCACCAGTTCCATTGAAGCTCTGTCCCCAAATGAGTCGTGGGTTTGCCAACTGCGTTGCTTTGTCGGCATTATTTACTGTGATGCCCCGCACGTAATTAGAGAGACCATTGATGTCACTTGTTGAATGAGTATGACTGCTAGGTGTAAACGTGCTTGGCTTGTTAGTTACGTCTGACCAAGATACGCTTGTTGACGTTGAACCACCACTTCCGCCTGAAGCAGATAAAGTAATCTGTGAATGACTATCCCAAGTTACATTAAGTCCATTACCAAAGATTATCTTGAAGTCAGATTCACCATTCCACGTTTCTTCTGAACTATCTTGGTAGAAACGTAACTTACCAGCAGTAGTACCACTAGAGCCACTTCCACCACCAACAGGAATACCAACATCTACACAACTTTTTTCAGAATTTGTTCTAATAGTTGGTTTTGTACCAGTAATACCTACAAAACGTAATTTAGTTGTACTAACCCAATTCTCACTTTCTCCAGCATATTCTGGTGTTTGTGCAACTTGTATAGAACCACCACTACCACTAATCTCAGATTCATTCTTCCAAGTATATTTAGAACCAGTCCAATAAAGAAATTGAGGAGTACCATACGAAGTCTTTCCTAATTGGTCATTCATTGCACTCATAACAGGACTTAGAGCAACGCCACTTCCAGTAGAAGTTTTCCAAACGAAATTACTACCATCATAAGTCAGTACTTGACCACTAGCAGTAGGAAAAGGATTGTCACTATTAAGTTTGGTAAGAAGAGTTCCCAAAGAAACACTACTGCCGCCCGATGTGCCGCTCAAATTCTTCATCCACTCGCAAAGGTCAACGAGGACACCGCCAACACGCAATGCTGTGTTCTCGCCCACCTGCGTAGCGTTCTTGACCGCTTCCGCCTGCTGTTTAATTTTGTCTATTGTTGCCATATATTAATCTCCTATTGAATGAATGTGTGCCCTCGTTCCTCGCTGTGCCTTCACTTCCCCTTTCGGTGTGAATGCCTTGAGGTATTCGAGTGCATCTGATAAATATCTTTCTGCCATATCCATGATGTCGTTGTATTGCTTGTTTCTTGATACATCTTGAACATGGTCTGAATAATCGTCTCTGTGGCGCATTCCACCAGCTCGGCTTATAATTGTGCCATCGGCACGGAAAAGCCTCGCATACGTGAAATAAGCGAGTGCCTTGCGTATTCCGCTGGTGTACTTCTGCACCTTGGTTTCGCCTTGGATGCAATCGCCCTCCTTCTTGGTGGTGTATTCGCCACCGTCCAGGAAAGTTGCAGGCTGGAAATCGGGCGATACTGAATCACCCCACTCTCCCTGCTCGGTCGCTGCCTTGAAACGTTTCCACCCGATGGCTGGTATGATGTTCGTATCCTCGCTTTCACGAATGTATGCGTTCACTTCATTCTCATCCAGGTGTGCGCTGGTCGGTCGTGCCAGTTCCCGGAACTGATCAACCGTTATAAGTTGTTTTCTTATCTGTTCTCCCATAGGCTCAATCAATCTATCGTGTTGTTCCCTGCCACATCGCTGCTGATATACTTCAACGGCTGCAGCTTGGGGTCTAGGTCCTGAATGGCTGGATCGTGCCAGTTCTTGAAAATCTTCTTGAAGGCTCGCTCTATGAAACGCTGCTCGGTCGTCACTTCGCCTGCATAGTACTCGTAGGCATCCTGCATAACTTGTCCGCTGAATCCAAGCTTTCCCATACGGATGGCATAGAAGAGTTCTTGGTGGAACTGTGCATAGATGCGTTCAATAACGCTGCTGTCGGTCACAGAAAACTCCTTGTCGAAGTTCCTTGTAGGAAAAGCAACAACCTTCGGTTCGTCTTCCTCATTCTCCACCTCGACAGCAAGAATCTTCGCTGTGTTCTCGTCCCCTTGGAACTGCAGAAGGTCTTCATCGGAAATCATCTGTCCGCTCTCCACCTCTTCGCCTTTCTCGTTGAACTTAGGCACGCCCTTCTTGGTTACGAGCATACACGATACAAGGAAGTTGTTTCTCACGTTCCTCATCTTCACGTTGGCCAGTCCCTCATCGGTCGAAATCTCCGTGATGGCAGAATCGTAGCTGGCTGTCGGATAGATAAATTTTCCGTCTAGGCTCTGCCATAGAATCTGACCTTTATAGCTGTCGATGCCGCCAGCGTTCTCAATCTGTTCAAGAACGATGTCGGGGTCGGGGTTGAATACGTTGATGCGCTCAATAGTCTTCTCGTTCACAAACAACCGCTTTCCGTTCCTCGTTTTCTTCTGCTCCCAGTCGGGATGCAGCAAGACGTGCTCCACGTTCCCCTTGTCGTCCGTCTCTTCCAGTCGGCAATTCTCGAAGGGTACGTGGCTCACGCTCGACACCTGCCCTAAAACGTTGTAGTTAACATGAAGGGCAAATCCCCCATAGCGTGCGAGGTCTTGCGCAACGTTCCGAAGCAAATCGTCTGCCGTGTCCCCTTGCCAGTTCATTGCTAACGCTGCGATAACATCGCTGTCGAAGCCGTAGCCCTCAATAAATCGGGCGTAGCGGTTAAGGCAGAGCATTGCCGTTCCGCTGGCTTCCGTGATGCGTGCGATGTTCTGCGGATATAGATTATCATATCCATATGCCTGCATCTTGAATCGGCTCACGTAGCCAACATCAACCCTTCGCTTTGGCTTTTTAACTGTCTTAACGTTCATATTGCTTGTGTCGTTTTACTTGTTGTTTTGTTATTCTTCCTTGCCTGCTTTTTCGGCTTGGTCGAGGTTTTTTTTCTTGTCGCTGCCTGCTGGCTGCTCCTTGTTCTCGATGAGTTCATCGCTGGGTATTTTCTGGAAGTAGCTCTCCATGTGTGGGTACTTCGTCAGATATTCGTGCGCTACCTTGTCGGTCAGGTTCTCATTCGTGAAAATCTTACCATTATAGAAATCGGGGCAAGAAATGATGAAGCCTGCCTTCATTACGTAATTACATTGCTTTGGCATAGCCTTTTCTTTTTTGAGTTTCAGATAAATTTCTATCAGAGCATCGTGGTAACACTGCTGGCAGGTTGTCGGAACAAACCGCTTCCGTGTTACCTCGAAATATAGAGTTTCGATAACTGCCTTGTCGGATGGGTCAAAGGGGCTGTCAAACCGTTTCTTCAACTCCCCGACCTTGGCTGTTGCTTCCTCGTAGGTCATGGCTTAACCTCCTACGGCTTCTGTTGTCAGACTGGCGTACTTGGCTGCCGTGGTCTTGCTGTCTGTGTCGAAGAAGAAATAAGCTGACTTCGGTACGCTCTCCTCTTCCAGCGTGATAAGCCAGCCACCCTCGGTGTCGTCTGAGTACTTGTCGTTTTCGCCAGAACTTGCCTTCAGTGCCTGCGCATATCCGAATACCTGATACTCTGCCTTTCCGTCCGCTCCCTTTGAAAGGTTGCGAAGGATGATAACGAACTTTCCGTTCGCCAGTCCGTCAATGATATTTGCGCAAACGTCAGGTGTGTTTGCCAATACCACGACTGCTACGGTGTTCTTCCAGCTGTTGCGATACGTGCCAACAGTCAACTCGGTCTTGGTTCCAGCGAATGGCTTGCTGCCTTCCTGCCGGATAGAGTATGCCTTCTTGCCAGTCTTCAAGACCAATGTGCTAATTATATTACCAACGACAGCAGACTTGGTGAAGTCAATGTCGTCTCGGTTGATGATAAGTCCATCGCCCTCCAGTCCCTTCGTTACTTGGTCTTCGCAAGGGATGATGATGTCCTGGGCGATAAGGCTCTCGCAAGTTGTTGCCATATTAATTCGTTTTAAAATTGTTATATCCCCAACACCGTTTTGTGGGTGTTGAGGATTTGTAAACTTAATACTTGATTAAGATGTGAAGCGATTAGTAAGCTGCATGGATCATGTTCTCTTCGAGGAGAGCCGTACCAATCTTACCTGTAGCATAGAGATAGTTTCTGCGCTCCTTCTGGTCGAACCAGATGTCGAGGTCGCTAATGAGTGAATCAGCGTCAGTACCAATCATGAGGTGCTTAGGATTGCAGAATACCGCACGGTGTGGAAGGTTGACTGTCGCTGTTCCCTTCTCGTATGCTTTAATCATTCTGTCCCAAATGCCGACACGTGCAATCTTCACTCCGTTGTAGGTCGCTACTTCGAAGCCATCGAACAACTTCTCCCATGGAATAATGTCGTGGTAGGTCTTTTTTAGGTCGTAGGTCAGTGCGTCAGAAAGCGAGCGTGTCATGAGCAATACGGCATCGCTGTCGTCAACGATACGTGTGTCTGCATCCATCAGGATGGTGTCTACAAGTGTAGTAGCCGCACCACTCTTGCGCAATGCAGAAATCTGCGCTGCTGCCGTGGTCTCGCTGTTGGCTGCGATGGTTGTATGGTTCTTGGTCACTGTGGCTGCAAAGATGCGCTTGAACAGACCATCGCAGACGTTGAAATTACTAACATCTAAGCCTGCTGTCAGCTTGCCGCCACCTTCATCTGCCAATGCTGTCAGCTTGCCGCCACCTTCATCTGCCAATGCTGCCGCCTTGTCGCCAAACCAGCCGAAACGCCAAATCATTTGCTCCATGGCTCGCAGGAGTGCATCGGAATAGATGGTCATGAAGTCGGTGCTGGTGAGGTCTCCAATGGCTGTACCAGTCTTCAATGAATACTCAGCGATGGTTCCCTTCAATGCCTCGTAGCAAATCTTAATAGGAATCTCCCACTGTCCGAGTTCCCAACGATTCAGAGAGTTGGCGATGCCCTTCTCTTCATAGGTAGGGTCGCAGCCTCCACCCTTCTTGCCGACCATTTCCATCTCTCCGAGAAGAGCGATAGGGTCTTTCTCTTTGACCTTCTGAATGTTCACGAATGAAGAGAAATCTTCATCGTTGTAGAAGGTTTCCTGCACGGCATCCTTGATGCTTGCGAGGTTTTCTGGCTGGAGTTTAAGGTTCTCCAGCTGCTGTTTCGTAAATCCTGCCATTATTTTCTTCTGATTTAATGGGTTAATACTTGTTACTTCTTGCCCTTTTTGTGGAGCTTGGCAAGTCTCTCCTTGATAGCGTTCTTACCTTCCTCGACAGCGTTCACGTTGTCGCCTGCGCCCTTGCCGCTTGGCTGTCGCTGCGATGGCTGGTAGCGGCTGCTGTAGCCTGCCAACACCTTCTCTGCACCGCCTGCCATCTTCACGGCATTCAGAATGCGCATGTCTTCCTTGCTCTTCGCAAGTTTCTTTGCGCCTTCCAGCTGTGCCTTGGTGTCGTTCAACTGCTGTTTGAGTGCTGCTACCTGCTGCTGCAACTTGGCTACGGTGTCGTTGTCGGTGCTTGATGCGCTGCCGCCTTCACCGCCCTCATTGCCGGTGTCGTCTGCTGTCTTAATGTCGGTAATTACACCGTCCTCGACAACGATTGTCTTGCCATCGGGCATTTCGAATGTTCCGTCCGGACTTGCCTTGTCGCCAACTTGCGGATCTCCCTCTTCACGCTCAACGGTCAGTGTCTGTCCGTCAGCTGTGTTGAGTTCCATGGCCTTTGGCTCTACCTTGGCTTGTGGCTCTGCCACCGCCTGCTCTGCTTCTTCCAGTGACTTCACGCCCAACTTGGCGAGAATCTTGTCAAGGAGAGAAGCCTTCACTTCTGTTTTCTTTTCCATTGCTTTTGGATTTTGTTGTTTTGAATTAATGAATTGCTCTATGCTGCGCTTCGATGCGCTTGCGCTGAGTGCTGAAACGGTGCTGCTGATAAGACCTAGGCGCAAAGCCTCGCTGGTGTTGATGAAGATGTCCTTATCCATCAAGGCTTGTATCTCTTCCCGTTCGCACTCGCACCGCTCTACGTATGCGTCCACCATCTTATCCTGCCACATCTGCATTTCCTCGCTCTGGTTCTTCAAGTCCTTTGCGTTCAGCTGGTCGCCAAGACACCAGCCAGGAACCCACGGATTGTGCAGGAGGAAGGCTGCGTTCTCGTATGCCTTGCGGCTCTCCTTTGGTGCTGCGAGCATGATGATTGTGGCCATAGATGCAGCCTTGCCCTCAACGGTGCAGGTTATCTTCTTGCCGCTCTGTCTCAGTCTGTCGTAAATCGCCCAACCTTCGACTACAGAGCCGCCATTGCAGAAGATGCGCATATCGATGGTATCATCGTCTTTCGGTATGCTTGCTGCAAAAACATCTATATCCTGAAAGCACACGCAGTCACCACCCCACCATTGATACCAAAACTTGTTGTCTTGGCTGTCGATGTCGTTGTATATTCTGAGTTTTGCCATTGAAACGTGATTTTTAAGTTTTAAAACGCTGCAAAGATACGATATTTTTCAATATGCTTATCTCGTAAACAGTTAATTTTTCCAAACAAACCAAAATTTTGCGTTCTAAGCGGCTTTTACTGCCTTTGGTGTATAACTTTACCACCTTTGACCAAAAGCCGCTAAGAACGCAAATCTTGATGAAATAACAACACCATTAGAGCCTGCTGATATTCTCTATCGTCTGCACTCTACGCTGGGTGCGGTTTATCTCCTCAACGCTCACTACTGGCTGAGGAGCCATCTGATACCCTCTTGCTACAGCTGCCGCCAGCATATCCATGCCGATGTTGCTGCCTCCGTTGTTTGCTACGATAGGCACGCCACCGCCAAGCTGGTTGAATGCGGATAATATCGGACTGAACATCGATGTCGCCTTGGCGGTCATTACACTCTCGCCATTGGAAAGCCTTGCCGGGATGCTGTCGCTCGTTCCAGTGCCTGCTCCCTGAACATATCCACCAACAGAAAAACCCTTTACGAGTGTTTTTGCTCCAGAAAAGGCTGCCTTGACAAGTACCATCAATGCTGCTGCGCTCGCCACACCAAACCACGACTTGCTTGCAATCTCCTTGGCGAGGATTTGAGCATAGTAAGCGTTAACTGCTATCTCGATTGCGTCAAGTATTGATGTCAGCATCGATTTAAGGAAGTAATGAAGCGATTTATCCTCGCTCTCGAAGAACTCGGACAGACCGTCTCCCATGGTCTGTATCATATCGCTCATCATTTTCAGTTGATCTTCCTGCAAAGCCGCCTTTTTCTTGTTTGCTTCCTCTTGCTCCTTGACTTCTGAATCGCTCAAATCCTTCTGTAGCTGCTCCTGCACGGCTGCATAGTCCTTGTAGGCGTCCATCTTGCTCTTAAGGAAAGCCTTGTATCTCTCCAGCTTGGCTGCATCGTCTTCCTCTCCAGTTCCACCGTTCATAATATCCGAATCCTTGCGTGCCTTCTCTGCTTCCTCGAACTCCTTGTTGAGTTCGTCAACAATCTCCTTCGCTTGGTTCTTGATGTCCGCTTTCGCCTTTATCATGATGTCGAGAAGTTTTGCCTGCATTTCCTGCGCCTTTTCCGCTCCGATTTGCCCTGCCGCCACGTATGCGTCAATGCTTCGTGCCACCATGTCCTTCTCCAGCTGCTCGAGGTCGTTGCTGTAGTCTCGCTCGTTGTCGTACATACCTGCGAGGTATCGCTTCTTTGCGGCCATTACTTGCTCGTTGTACTGGTACTGGATAAGTGCAATCTGCGACTGCAATTCCTTTTCCTGCTTCTTCCTGCGCTCTGCTTCTGCCTTGGCTTCCGCTTCTTCCTTTGCTCTCTGCGTCTTAGTCTTAGTGGTGCTGCCCTTGCCCTTGGTGGTGCTGCCCTTAGTGATGCTGCCCTTGGCTGCTGGTGTCGTTCCTTTGTTTCCGCTCACTGGCTCGCTGCTGGTCGCTCCACCGTTCACGCTGGCTAGCTTTATGTGCTGCAATCTTCCGTTCACGGTGTTCTCGAATCCGTCAGCGAAGGAATTGCCTATCTCGATTCCAGCGTTTTTGATGTCGTGCCATACTTCCTTGATAGTGCCGGATAAGTCAAACATCTCCTTGAATCCCTTCTGTGCCTTGGATAGGTCGAAAGTCACGATACCTTCAAGAATATCAAGCATACCCTTTGCTGCAAAGCCCATCCTCTTGAATGCGTCTATTACAAGATTGCATACGAGTTTGACTGCGTTCCACATCAAGCGGAAATTTATGCCGATCGCATTGATTATCCCTCGAAAAAGAAGGCTCTCATTGTACCAGTCGATGAAGTAGTTTATCGCCTGAATCACTCCCTTGATAACTGCCGTAAGTGATTTCTTCGCAATCGTTGACAACTGAGCCTTCATGGTCTCGAATCCACCCCCGGTGAAATCAAACAATGAAGCCATTGCGTCCTGCAATTCCTTGGTTGCGTTCAATTCGTCTTCTTGAGCCTTGGCAATATCCCCGGACTTCGCCTTCACTTTATCCATGTTCAACTCAACGTCACCGAGCATCTCGATATATGCCAATCCGGCATCCTCTCCCGGACCACCGAAGATGTTGGCAATTGCGCTGCCTACAGCAGCACTTGACTGTGGAAGTTCCTTCAACTTATTAGCCACCTCTTGCATAACCTGGAATGTGGTCTTGCTTCCGTCCTGTAAGTCCTTTTGAACTTGCTTAGAAGAAATACCTATTCCGTCAAGCGCAGCAGCCGTAGCGGTTGTCATTTCTCGCAGTCGTAGATTTCCTTCCTTGATGGTATCAACACCCTTGTCGCTGAAGATTCCCTCCTTGGTCGCTTGCGTTGAGATTGCCACCATTTCCTCAGCACTCAGTCCTGCTTCCTTGAAGTATCTCGGGTATTCCTTAATCGTGTCGAGGAACTCACCGTTGGCGTTTGCACCGCTCACCAGTCCGTCCTGCATAATCTTCAAACTCTCAGAAACGGAAATGCCGAAAGCCTTGCTCATGGTGTTTGCAGACTGCATCGTCTCCGTGAAATCCAAGCCAAAGGTGTCGGATACCGCAAGAACCTCATTGCGCACGGATTTCATCTCGTTTCCAGTCAATCCAGTGAACTGCTGCGTCAGTCGTGTTGCTTCCATCAATCCCTTGTTGTAGTCATACCACCATTTGAATGCCACCCCTGCCCCTACAACTCCTGCCAGTCCAAGGAATACGGGGTTCGTAGCCAGTCCTATAAGAGTTGAGCCAAAAGCCTTGACGTTAGGGATAATGCCCTTGACGTTCTTTCCGAGGTCCACTACTGTGTTTGCAAAGCTGCTGATGCCTTCACCAACACCTCCACCGCCTCCCATCGGTACAACGTGCTGAAGGTCTTCAGCAAGGTCAAGCATTGAGTTGTAGTAATTACCTACATTCCGGTAGTATCGCTGGGTCTGCTCCTCTGCCAGTTTCAGTTCTTGCGTGATGTCATTTATATGCTTCTGTAGTGCCTGCCCCTTCGCTCCCTCACGCTCTGCCTTCGCCATTTCATCGTATTTCTTGGTGGCATTTGAGAGCTGGGCACGCAGCTGCTTCAAGCTGCCTTCCTGCTCGTTCTCGGTTCGCACGTTGTTCTGGATCTCCTTCTGCAAGGTACGCACGTTGTACTGGTATTCCTTGATGGTTGCGTTGATGGCTTCCGTCTGCAACTTCATCTCGTTGGTCGTGATGGTCTTGTCTTTTTCCTGCTGCTGCAAGTCCTTGATGGATTGTTTGAGCTGGTCTATCTTCTCTTTGTATCTGATGATGCCATAGATTGCATCCTCGTACTTGACCTTGATGTCAAGTATCTGCTGTTTGTCTTCACTTACCATAGTTCGTTCTTTTTAATTGTTCAACTCTATCATTGTAACCTCGCAGTATCCGCTGCTTGTTGTCTTGACTTCAAGAACAGCAAAATACGCTCCGTACTGCGCAAGGTACACTGGCTTCGTTTCATCAAAGTTCAGTATCTCCAAATCCGAAAGGTTGAAACGCTCCGTTATCTGGTGTGGGTTCGCGATCGTCTTTCTTAATCTATTCAACTTGTTGTCGAAGATGTCCTGAAGGTTGATGTTGAAAGCCAATTCCGCATAGCCTGCATTGTTCGTCAGGTTCACTATTCGGTCTTTACATGCCTTGTATTTCGTTGCGACTTGTCTGGTTATCGTGGTGCTGCCAAACGTGGATTGCTTGCTTTCCCACTCGTATATCGGTATGCGGTTTCCGTCCGTGGCTGCGAATGGAAGCGTACAGACGTCCTGCGTATATTCCAGCGTCTTGTTGTCTATAGTCATATCCGCATCGTGCTGCTGATATACGGTGTCGTCTTCCTTCCACTTGTAGATATTGTGCTGGCAGTAGTCCTCTACGCTGAAATCGGTCTGCCTTGGATGGTTGCTGGCTTCGCTTGGGATGAGCTTCTTTGTCCAGTCCACCGCTTGCGCCTTGTCTTCCCAAAGGTTCACGATGTCTGCAAACGTAAGTATGCCATCAGTAAACCGCTGGCTTGGAAACGTTGATGTCAGAATGCAGATACACTTCAAGAAATCCGTTACCTTGATGTCGGGCAGGTTCTTGCCGATAGGAAAATTACCTCCGTAGGGTACTTCATCGCTCTGACTGATGCTTGCAGAAATGCGTCCGTTGTACCCACGCAGTCCTCTCAATACCCCCTTACCGTAGTGTTTAAACTCGAAGGTCACGATGTCGCCCTCTTCAAGTTCAATCTCCCCTCGTCCTGCTGCAAGGTGTATGAACCGTCCGTTCACCTTGTCCGAGTCGTAGTCTGTAATATACCTTCTAAAAGAAGCATTATCTTCGTCTATCTCCTTGCCTGCGATGTATGTCTTGGTGTACTCGCTTTCCTCCTGGTCGCTCGTATGCTTTGATACAACCTTGACTTCAACGTAGCAAGGCTCGTAATTATATACTCCGTTCTGTTCTGTAGAGCCTTCGTAAGAACTTCCGACATACCCATTCGGGCGTGCATTCGATGCATCCCACGACCAGTTTATCTGAACATCGAAAATCATCGTGCAGGCAATCTTTACATTAAGCTGGCTGTATCTGTGTCCAATCTCCAGCCCATCGAATACCTCCGATAGACTCGTTGCTTGGAAGTCGAGAATACCGAGGTTCTCCGTTGAAAAAAAAGTGCCCTCTAAGCTGCCTGCAACCGTCTGCACATCTGCCTTCCTTGTAATCAATGGGACAGCAAGCCCCTTGATGGTTTCTTTTGCTCGATTGCTCCAGCCGAATGCCACACCAGTCTGTGCCGTGATAAGGTCTATAATATATTGCACCGTCACGCTTGGCTGGATTGCTCCATTGTCGGAATAACCAAAAGATCCACCTCCACCAAATGGACCACCGCTCGAAGAAGTCTGTACTTCCCTGCTGCTGGCTCTCGCCCGGCTCTCAGTCTCGCTTTTAACTTGAATTGTCGTACCAGTGCTGTATTCCTTGATTGCGTTTATGACAAGCCACTCTGCCGTGGCTGGTGCTTGCAGGTCCACATCGATAGGCATACTCTCGCTTGTGTACTTCACGCTGTACGCTCCGCTCGAATGTACTTGAGATAACTTACCGTCCGATAGATAATAAGCCGCCACACCAGTGCTTATCTTCATATTTATCATCTTATCTACCGAAGGCTTAATGTATACGAGGAGACCGGAAGGCTTGCTCTTTACAACATTAATCTCTGTTTCTCCGGCTGCAACCTCATACGTTCCCCATGGTGTTGCCTCTCCGGTCTTCGCATCAAGTGCTCCGTATTCTACAGAGCCAGCCTTCTCTGCCCGAACCCTGATGGATATTGTCTCCATGGCAACGCTCGTTGCGATATTGGCGATGCACGCTCCTGCACTCACGAACGTTCCGAGAATAGGATCTGGAGCTTGTAGTGACGGATAGGTCTCTACTTCTGTCTTCCCGGCATCATCGGCAAGGCTCAGAACGTTCTTGTTTTTGTCGAGTATTGCCCATGTTCGATAGTCTCCCTTTCCCAACACTTTGCTGATGGTCGCTCTCATTCCAGCCTCGAAAGGTATGATTGCGCACATGTAGGTCTCATCGGTCAACACCTCGCCCGACACGTACTTCCCGACCTCTGTTCCTGTTCTTATCTTACCGCCAACGAGTGAATATGTCGTGTTGCTGTTCCCTCCAACGTTGCGGTCATAGCCCTGCCACTCCTCGCTTGATGTCTTGACCGCTGCCGTTTCGTATCTTCCATAGAATACTCCCTCCGATATTGCCTTCTCGTAGGTGTAGGAGCTGTTGTTTCTGTTGAAACGCAGATACTTCGTGCAATTCAACTCGTTCAGCTTCAAATCTGACGATTGCAGCGTTGCCAATGCTTGAAACAATCCCCAATAAATCGAAATTTCGATGGTTTCCTTGACGCTCAGAACGCTTGCCCTTCCGTTGCGGATAATCTCCAGTCCGTTACGGAAATAACGTGCTGTGTGTAAAATATAGGGGTATTTGCTGCTTGTGCTCGGTTTCCCTGCAAACTCCAGCACAGCCATATTGTGTGCTGTCTTGGGAAGGTTGATGGTGTATGTCGTGTTGGCGGTCATTTTCGTGATGTCACGGAAAAGGTTGCTCTTGATGTCGAGCGTGATTGCCGTTTCCTCGCTCATATCCATCAAGATGCCATCGATGTAAAGTTGCTGGTCTGTCATAGCTGCTGAATCTGTGTATTGTTAATAACCAGGTTGCAGACGAAATCCTGCAACTCTGCCGTTGTCTTGGTGTACGTTCCTGCCTTGATTGTTACACTCTGCCACTTGTCGCCACCGAGGTACATATCCACGACTGGGCTACTGGCAAGGTCTTGCAAGAAATCATACGTCTCTCTATCTACCAATGGTGCGCAAAGCGGTATGGTGTCCTCTCTGCCGTAGCCCTGCCTTCTGCCGTTTGCTCCGAGGTAGCCGAATATGGTGTCGTCATACTCTCCGAGGTTGTTGCGAATGAAGCTGGTGTCGCTGCTTATCGCCCTGCTCTCATCGCCTTGCGTGAATAGCCAGTAGCGATAGAAACCGTGACGATCAACCCAACGCAGGTAGATACCATTCTCCGTGTTGTCGGTCTTGATGGCTGCCAGTTCCGTGTACATGCCGCTGGTCTTCAAGTAAAAAGTGAAGTCGAAGGTCGTGTCGAAAGTCGCCTGCTGCTTTCCATCATAGTCCTTGATTGAGTAGGATTTCGCTCCTGCCTTCAAGACCTTGCTGGTAATTTCAAAAATACCCTGCCCTGCGAGGTCTATATGCTTATTTGTAGCCCTTCCGTCCGCATACACAAGAAGGCTGGTTTCCTCGCTGATGTATAGTCCAAAGGAGAATGGAAAGTTCGTGAACCATGTAAGCGTCTTTCTTGCGTTCCACGTCTCTCCTGCCCTCATCGCTCCCCAAACGTAAAAGGTCGTATAACTGAATGTCGCAAGGTCGCTCCCCTCGCTGTTCTTGACCTTCACGGAAATATCGAAAACTGCCCCGAGGTTACTCTTCTGGCTATCCCTGCTGTAGTCGAGGTTTCCGAAGCTGATGCCATCGAAGAGTGCCTGCACATATTCCCGGTAGTCCATGATGCAATTATCTGCAAACGCTTCCACGCTGTACGTGTATGTCTTGGTCTCCCTGCTGATGGTTGCCTCGATGCTCGCAACACCCGAGCCGCTTGCCTTGATGATGCAGGGAAGGAAAGCGAAGCCTACAGCGTCCGCATACTTAATCGTGATGCCGTTTTTCGTTGTCTGTCTCATACCGTCTCATTGTTTAGTTTGATACTTCCCACCGACTGGTGGATTAAGAAAATAAGTCTCTGCCCTAACCGCTTCATCGTATCGGGCACAACGTTGCTGTACACGTCAGCCCTGCCGCCAGTCCGGTGCAGCTTAGAACCCTTGCTGGCGATGGTGTGTGCGATGGCTCCTGCCATGCTCATATCTCCACGCTCTTGTGGTGTGTACTTGTGCGGTCGCTTGGTTTTGTAGGGGATAGGTCTGCCGTGCAGTCCCTTGTCCTTCATCCACTGCCGGATGATGCCACGGAAGCCGTATGGTATCTTTCCTGCCCTTCGTCCGGTCTCCAGTACACCGAATGGCTTGTGTCCCCAGAGGATGGTTTCGTCCTCGCTGGGCTGCTCCACCTTTAGGCTGGCGATGGTGCGCCCCGATGCGTTCTGCCCATTGATCCTGATGTGGTTGATGATAAGCTGCCGTGCCCTCTCCACTTCTTCACGCATGATGATCGATGCCGCCTTGGGGTCGAATTGAATACCTCCCTTGCTCATACCTCACACCCTCCTATGCTCTGTGTCAGCTGAAGGGAGTACATTACGCCCGACACAATCGTGCTCAAACGCTCGATGATGGTCTCGTAGTATTGCTGCCCTTCCAATGGCTCGAACTGGTGCGACTTGTTGATGGCTCGTATCATCCTCGCCCCTGCCAACTTCATTCGGTCGATGCACTCTCCGTTGTCTTCTCCTTCCGCTGCTCTCGGTACGGTGTCGAGATAAGCCAGGGCAACGTTCACGATGTCGTAAACCCTGCCGTTGCGTATCTCTGTCGTGCCACTGGCTGGGATGATGCACACGATGGCTGGGTAGCTCAGTTTCTCCAGCTTGGTGTCTGCTGTGTCCCAATCCTCAAAAAGGTAGGTGTAGTCCGGTAGCGTGTCTGCTGCCAGCTGCTTCAATGTTTCTCTGATTGTTGCCATAATTATCTGGATTTACGTTTCATTTCTTCCGCTTGTAACTTCTGCAGGTTTCGCTCGTACACGCTTCTCTTGTTGTCCATCTCCATGCACTTGTAGATGCGAAGCCATGGTGTCTTCAACACTTGGTCGTGGTCGCTGATGCCCATCCTTACCGCATACCAGTCCAGCATGCCGAACAGTCCGAACCGCAGTGTATCGATGCCTGCCTCCTTTTCCAGTCTCGTTGGCTTCGCTGTGTCTGTGCTCTCGAAGAGCTTGTTGATGCGCTCCACCTCTGATGTTACCCAGCCGATGAGCATAACGACATCAACCGCCCTTGCCTGCTCCACTTCCTTGTGGCTCAGACCGAGGACGGTTGTCACTATCTGATACAGACTTTCTTCGCTGTCTGATAGCTGGGAAAGGTCAATCAGCTGCCCGATGGATAGCTGGTTGAGATTGTCGGGCACTTGTTTCTCCCCGACAAAAGCTGGTCGTGGCTGCTTGCCGATTTTGTAGCTGGTGTGCCTTGCCACTGCCAGCCAGTACTTGAATGTAGTGTTCTTATCCATACGCTTTATAATTTTGTCGTAGTTATTGTCTCAATACGTGCGCCCTAGCCGTTCCGTGGCTCGCTACGGATAGCTTCTTCAAGGCCACATATCGTATTGCGTCTATGCCGTGGTTAAATGCGTCTATAGGCTGGTTCGTGGTTTCTCCATCCCTTGACTTCTTCCACTTATACTGCTGCATGTTCCCGATGATGCCGTTGCTTCGTCTGGTTATGTTGATGCGGAAACGCTTCAAGATGTCGATGCCATTGTTGATACTGTCCTTGCCCTTGGTGCTGCCGATTATCCACAGACCTTGGTTGTGTATCTCCTGAATGCTCTTAGGCTCTGCCGAGTCCGCAATGATAAGGTCTCGTTTTGTCAGTCCTTGCTCCTTGCAGCGGTCTGCGATGTCTTCGTTCGTCAGTCCGGGCTGGTAGATTTCCTCATCCACCCACAACTCTCCGTGCGCCAATATGAGGTGCTCCAGTGCCGTTGGGTCATTGGTAAATCCGAAGTCCAACCCCCAGCAATCCATCTTCCACTCCTCCCTTGGTGGCAGCTTGTCAACGATGCCCCAGTTGGTAAAGATAAGCCCGGTTATCTTTCCGGTCAGTCCTCTTGCATAAACTCTCCAAAGTTCGGGGTCGTCAATCTCTTCAATTTTCTTATGCTCCTGCTCAGTAAGGAATCGGTTGTTTCGGTGGTCGCTCAGGATCAAGCGGCAGTCATCCCTGCCGATGATGTTGTTGTGTACCCAGAACCTTGCGCTTGGGTTGTAGTCGATGAAAACCTGCTTTCTGGTTCGGATTGCAAGCTGCCAAAACACTTCGTAGGGCACACCGTTCGCCTCGTTAACGAACAGGTAGTCTCGCTTACCGTTCTTGGCATCCTGCGCATCCTGGTAACTCTTGAACTCGATGATAGAACCGTTCTTACCTCTGTAGCTGCTGTCGCTCTTGTTGTTCTTGAACCAGTCCAGCAGCTCTGCTCTTGTGTGCAGGATGGTGTCGAGGTCTCGCATGGCTCCCACTTTCAAGTTCGGGAGGTCTTGACCGCACACCGTGATAATTGCCATGGGGTGCTCAAAAGAAAGCACTATAAGACGCTGCATGATGGTGTATGTCTTCCCCGAGGACGTGCCTCCTTGGTTCACGAGAAACCTTGGCTTCACGTCCGCATTCGGGGCATACAACTCACCAATAACGTCAAATAGTGCCATTCTTCAAACAATAAAACTTAAAACAAAAATTATGGTAAAATTATTCTTTATCCAATCCCTCACGCTCGATTACTTCCTGCTCGCTGGATGCACACTGGTGCCCCGAGTTGATGTAGCGTACCTCGATGCCGCCTTGGAAGCCTGCGTTCAGGTCGAGCACGACCTTATCCAGTCCGAGCAGCTTGCAAATCTGCGTCTCAGCTTTTAGGATGATGTCAAGATACCTTGGGTCTCCGAGTCCTCGCTTCTCAGCATCGTACATTATCGCCTTGACGGTCTCCATCGTTACAACACCAGTGTCTGGATTCTCGTTTGGCAGTCCGACTTGCGTCTGTGTCTTGCCATGGTAGTCTTCCTTGGACTTCTCCCATGCGTCCCACGCTTCACGTATCACAAGCTTTAGCCTTGCCACCTCGCTGGTTATCTTTTCGTCTGTGTCGGTCAGTCTCTCTTCCCTCCACTCCTTCAATAGCCGCTGAATGTCGCAGTGTGCCTGATTGTATTTCGGTCTGTCGAGCCGTTTCCTCACCTCTGCCGTGATTTCTCGCTCCGTCCATCCCTTGCGGTATAGGGGAGCGATAATCTGCAGGCGGTTCTCGATGTCGATGCGCTGTGCCCTTAGCTTGTTGTTATTACCTTGTGGCATAAGTTTATTTTTTACGTTTCTTTCTCTTTTTTGGTGGAGTGTAATTACTCCCTCTTTCCTGCGGACTAAAAGTCATTCCGCACGGTGCAAGATACCATTTCCCGAACGGTTTCTTGTTTGCGACCTTGCAGGCTGCATAGTCCTTCGGTCGCTGAATCTTACAACATTCACATCCCATAGTTTATTTAAAATTTAGCACCGTTGTAACGGTATATGATATTTCCGTTTACATCCTTACCATCTGGTACCATTGCGCCCTCGAATAGCTTGTATGGGGATTGGCCATTCTGCGGATTATTCCAAAGGTATCTCATGTACTCTGCCATGGTCATCCCCATAAACTTCGCACGCTTCTCGCTGCTGTTGCAGTTATAACCTTGCGCCCTACCCCAATCATACTGATGAAGTTCCTCGATGTCGTGACGCACCTCATTCCAAGATACGTGTCCGTTCTTCTTGGCTAGCTGCAAGGCTTCGCACCATTGCCCCTTAGAATAGTTCCAGTCAGATGGAAGACCACAACAAGAGCCGTTACAGCATAATTCCTTGAAGTGAGCGTCACTTACATAGAAACGCATTCCTATCTTCTCGGTCAAAGCCTTCATATTTCGCATGAAAGGCTCTTTTACCTTTCGGTTTAATCGAAGATAGCCTGTAGATACGGAATACTTCTTGTAGAACGCCATCACGTCAAAGCCACACAATTCATTTAGTTTTGGCATAAATGCTTTCAAGGTTGGCGACCGTTGCTCCACACAGAAGAACTCCGTACTCATTGCGCTTGCTCCTCTATTATGTGCCTCTTGTATTAAGTCGAGGTATGTAGGAGTGCTGACACCTATCACAAATGGGCGAAGACGTAACGTTGCGCCACCTGCATTCGCATTGGCGATACGCTCTATGGCTGCAAGCCGTTCTATCGGGCTATCTACGCCCCTCTCGATTACATGTGCCTTCTGTTGGTCTAGCGTGATAATAGAGAACTTGAAATTCCAGTTATTCTGACCTCGTATCAACTCCATGTATCGCTCATCCTTAGTAAACCATGTAGCCTTGGTGGAAAAGCAAAGCGGATAATCTATATCCTTGAAGAACCGAAGAAGTTCAAGCGTCTTGCCAAACTTACGCTCGAAGTTGTCGAACTGGTCGCTCATTCCACCCCACTGCATGACCTTTCGGTCTTTAATGTATGTAGCGAACTGACCAGCGTATTTGTCAGGCTCAGTAAACATTTTTTTGATGTGCTCAACGTTTACTGGCTTCACATCCTTATGAAGGTACGCTTCCTTTGCGCCCCCAAGTGCCCTTTGGAACTGCGCAAAACAATATAGACATCCATACGCACAATTGGAGTACGTGTCAAATGTCATTGGCATGGAACAATCCGCAATCTCATTGCTCCATCTTGGTGACTGATAATATCCCATATTTATTATTTTTTCCATTAAATACTCGCCCTTTTCGTTAGACCCTACAACCTGGAAACCATTCCTTTGATAGAATACCAAGCCAGCAATCGTTTTTGTCGTTATCTTTTGCAAGCCCTTACGTTTGGCGAATTCCAATACACGATTTAGCAAAAAAGTGGCAATTCCTTTCCTTTTGTAAGATTCAGCAACCGCAACACCATATATGCGCATTATACTCTTTCCAACCATTCCATTGATAAAAGCCACCCCCCGATATACTCACAATACATCTTTTCAGGAGAGCGGAAACCAAGGTATGCAACAATATGCGCATCTTTCTCGGCTTGTTTGCTACCAGAAAGTCTCGCTATTCTTTTCAGCTCTTTTTCGTTATAATCGCTCCGAATGTTCATAATTGCAAATTCAACAAATAATCACCACCTTTCATGCCTACCACATCAAAGCCCTTGCGACAATAGAACTCCGCTCCTTCCTTTGAGCGAGTTTCTATCAATTTATAGCCGCACTTCCTTGCTTCATCTATGGCCACAGAAAGCAATAATGAGCCAACACCCTTGCACTGCCATTCCTTGACACAGGCAATCCCAATAATTCGGAAAGCCCATTTGTTCTTAACCGCAATCAGAAATGCCCCCCCATTAAACCATCTACAAAATAGCTTAGATGGTGAATGATGAAACACAAAACGTCCATAGCTTACGTCTGCAAGCGTTTGCGACACGCCACTTCTCCTAGCTATGTCCTTTAGCCGCTCTTCATTCCATTCCGTGCGCATAATGTAGTTATTTTTAACGAATCTAGCATCTGTTGCGTTTTCATAAGCTAGGCTAACACTTACCTAGGTACGCTTACGAAATGCGTTCTCTGACGCTTAAAATCAATTTTCACTTCCATTTTTGTCTTTCAACTCATCGACAGAGTATAAGACTTTATCAATAGAAGCCAGTCCAAGAAGTGCTGCAAGATAATCCCGTTCCTCTGACTTGAAGGTAATAATTATACGTTCCATAGCCGTTTTGTCATCGCCCTCTATCTTTGGCAAGTCATCTGGGGTTAGGTCTTTTCCCTGCAATTCAATTGGCAACTCGTCAGGAGTATCGCCCATGCTACTTTCCGTTTCATCAGGCTCTTGTTGGCTAGAGCCTCCACTTGTAGAATTACTAGTGCCGCCCCAACCTTGCAACTTCCAACTTTCGATGCCCCAATCTTTGAGCAAATCTGTATTCCAACCATTATTGAGCATATCGGTATCCCAGTCTCCAAAGCCCACGTTGTCCTTGATGATGAACTCTTTTTTCTGTGCTTCCGTGAGGTCTGATGCATTGACGATGGTTGCAGTTGGCTGCTCCTTCCACTGGCTCCAGTAGTTGGCGATTGCCAGCTTCTCTGCATCGGTCAGTCGCTGGTCTGTGTCGAGAACGTCCATGATGGCTTCCGGTGTCATGCTCACGATGTGGCAGAGTGCCCTCGTTCTCATATTGCCACCCAGTGCCTTGTAGGTTTCGTCTACGACTATAGGGCGAAGCTGGAGCATCTTCGGGAAGACGAGAATGCTCTTTACCAGCTTTTGAAAATTCACTTCTGTTATGGTTCTCGGGTTCGCTTCGTTCTCGCTGATCCTCGAAAGTGCGATTTCTTCTGTTTTCATATTCTTTTTATTTTAAGTTTGAAATACTGCTTATTTGATAAACAGTGGCACAAAGATACGACTTTTTCGCTTTAGTTGTTCGTTCTTCGTGAAATTTTAACTTTTCGCAACTCTTCGTTTTTTCTCATCCATCAAAGGCTCTGATGGTCTTCTGAAGGGTTGTCTGTGGCTTCTTTGGCTTGACCTTGACCGGGTATCCGGCACACACCCATGCCAGTAGAAGTGCGTCTCTCTGGTCTTGGTTCATTCTCGGCATCTTTCCGTCTGAACTCATGAAGTAGGCGATTTCGTCTTGCGTGATTTTTCCGTCTTTACCCTTCCAGCACTTCTTTAGCGGCTTGATGATTTCGTAGGGTATATTGTAATGCTTGCAGCACTCAACGATGAGAATTCCGGTCTGATGGTTCATTCCGGTAGAGCGTCCGATGGCTGCTGCCTTGACTGCACTCATGAACCGATTAAGCACATGCCAGTTGCTTTTGTTGAGCCAGCCGCCTTCAATAACGACCTTTACCTTCTTGCGGCTTTCATTCATTGCCCTTAGGTAATCTATCAAAGCCGGGAAGTTCATCTTGTAGGCTAAAAACTTTCTGTCATCGTAAACTGCACCGACACCGCTTTCGTTGTTGTCCGGGTCGATTCCGATTATAACTGTTCCTTTTTCCATTTCGTTTTATTTTTGATTTTCTTTTTATTTTGTTATTTTCTTGAAATTTTCGTTCTAAGCCATTATCTCTGTGTCTGTGGGTAGTTGTTCGGGTTGCGGAATCCTACGTGCGTGTGTGCGCTTGTGTGCGCTTGTGCGCTAGCTCCCTACTATTCCTATCCTCTACCCTATAGTCCCTTCTCCTTTCATCGTCTTGCTGGTTTGAAACAGAAAAATTGAGGGAGTGCCTGTCGATTTGCAAATAGATGAATATCTTATAACGGAACGAGTTTATTATGCAAGCACTCCCTCTTTGGATCTGTTACTTCATGTTCCACCTCGCTTTCTTTGTTTAGAGTGGGCAGCGTTGATGGTCTGCCCAGCTGGTTTAAATACTTATTTTCTGTGATTCAAGGATTGCTCCTTCTTTTTCTTTACACGCTCAGCAAGCCACATGAAGTGCTCTGCCGCCTTCGGGTCTCTGAATATGGAAGCCTTCACTTTTAGATTGGTTCTTTCCAGCTTCTTTCTTTCGGCTTCAATTCTCCGCAGCTTCTTCTGCTTGTCGTTGTAGCCCTTGACCTTTTCGGGGTTGGCCATTCTCCAGTCGCTCGCACGCTCGATCATCCTCTGCCGGTTCTTGCGGTAATACTCATAGTTGTACCGGGAGGCACTGCGCTTTTCACGCTGCCTTTTTCTGTACACCTTGATTCTGTCGGGGTTTGCCTTTCTCCATTCCCGGTTTTTCCTAATCATTTCCTCACGGTGCAGGACGTAGTATCTGTGTGCTCTCGCACGATTGTGCTCTGTGATTTCCTCGTCAGTGTACTTCTTCTTTCTTCCCATTGCATTCCTTGATGTTTTGGTGTTCTACATATTGCCTGCGAGGTGGGCAGTACCTGCCGTTGATGCAGTTTCGCCCTCCCTCGCAAGCCTTGCACAGTTCGCTCGCCATAGGCTCTCTAAAATGGGTCTGACGTGAAGGCAAGGTGCTCATTACCATCGTATGGAATACAGTGAGGGAAGTCTGTTACTATTCCGCTTTGGATAGACAAGACTTTATATCTATAAATTGCTTCCTCTCCACGGTCACAAATAAAGAAGGCTGGCTGCCACTTGCGTCTCTTTCCATTCCTCACCAGAACCTTGTCGAAAGGCTTGAAGGCTGGATGCTCCTTCGCTCCCTTCTCCCAGATAGAGTAATGCTTTTCGAACAGTTCAATTTCGTTCTCTGTTGCTTCTCGCAGTTCCTCATGTACGCTGATTCTCAGGTCGAAGGCTTGGTCGGTAACGAACTTCTCGTTCTCGATTTCGTACTGGTTTCCGAATGTCAAAGTGTCATTGCTTTCGTACTTTCCGATAAGCTCGCCAATAACGGTTACATTGCCATCCTCGTCTTCCTCATCAAAAACGTAGAGTTTGCCGATTTCAAACGTAAGTTTCGCTGGCTTCAAGTTCACAATCAGTTTCTTATTAGCATCCCAAGCCTTATTTTCTTTTGATAGAGCAGAGAATAACTGTTGCTTTTCTTCTTCTGTGGCGTAGCGTAATAACTCTTTTCTAACAGAAGTTTTATCTGGTCTTACAAAGCTATTGTATATAACTCCATCTGAAATATTATCTCTATACCCAGTATAGAATTTTAAGTTCTCTCCATTATTATAATCGCCATGAACAATATAAGTTTCTACTATCACATCTTCGCTATCTATGTAGCGAATCTCCAACGACACTATATCTCCATCCTTGAACGACTGAGCCTTCTCAATCTCCAGGGTTTCGAGGTTCAGCTTTCCACAAAGTCGCTCTTCGACGAATCGGATATATCCTGCTGGATCATCGCTCTTGACCCAATCGGCTGTTCGGTAAATCGAAGCACGTTTTGAATAAAGGACTTCTTTCTCCTTGACGAATCTTCCGAGAAAGCGTGTCTTCGTCTCATCCTCGTATTTCTCGAATGTGCAGGTTCCTTGTAATTTCTCATCGCCTACATGCTCAAGCACGTCTCCCTTCTTGAAGAACTTGCTCCAGTCTCTCATTTCTTTGGATGGGAAAAGCAGGGCTTCTCCTCCCTTCATCCATTTGCCGTGCTTGTCGAAGGAGAAACTTCCGTTCTTACCCTCAGTCCAGATTGCTCTCGATTTCTCCTTGTCTGCTTCAACTGAAGTGAACTCAACATCTCCGCACATTGGCGTGTAAAGTGGGGTGCCATCTGGCATGCCCTTCAAAATCTCATAAATATCAATATCTTTCTGTTCCATAATCTGAATGTTTTTTTTTATTGTTTGTTACTCTTGTTTCTTCTGTCTGTTACAGCTTGACGTGTCTCAGTTTCTTGTACAGTTCCACCAGCTCCAGGGTATTGAGCCAGAAGTCGGTGTTGCCAACGTATACGTGATAGCGGTGGTCATCCGTAATGATTTCTATCTTCTTCATTTCTTATCTGCGTTTAAAATTGTTCGGGTCCGCATTGTAATCCTTGATGATACATTCGAGAGCCTTGATTTCATCATCTTCCAGCCAGATGTCTCTGTTGCCAACTGACAGATGATGAAGACCAACAAACTCACGGACCAGTTTTATATCAACTCTTTTCATAGCCAATACGGTTTATGATAACTATTTAAAAAGTTCCATCTGTGGATGAACGATGTCTGCCCTCTTCTTCTTTGCTGCCAATAGAAGAAGGTTGGCGTTCTTGGTTCCAGAATTCTTCTCGAGGTCTCTGATGATGCAGGTCAAAGCGTCTCGAACCGCTTCTTTCTCATTACCGTAGTAGATGTTGATAGCGTCATATCTACTCGGGTAGCATGCAGGATAAATATCGCATCCTTGCTTTCCCTTCTGAATGCTGTAGCCCCATATCCAGCCGAACTGGGTCTTGGCGGTCATTACCTTCCATCCCCAGTTATCTGCATCCTCTACGGAATACTCGATTACGTGCGGATTGATGCAAACATCATGGATGTTGTACTTGAAGCCTTCATGCTCTGCAACTGGCTTCTTGATGTCATAGTGGTTATCGGTCAGCCATTTGAACCAATCGTCCGATGTCTTGAATACGAGCCCTGCGGCTCTGCATTCGTGGAAAAACAACTCATTCATTGCTCTATTGTAATTAATTATATCTATAATTGATGTAAGCTGATTCTGAACCGAATATTCGTTCAGTCTCAGTCTTATGTTCATCTTTTATTTCTTCGATAATGCGCTTTCTGCAAGGTATGCATTCCTTCTCTATCAACCCTCTAACATTCTCAAATTTGCAAGAAAGGTCGTTCAGATCATTATCATAAACATGAACACTCTCGCAAAAGTATTCATTATCCTTCACGCCTACAGATAACTCTATAATTCTATTCGTTAGCTCGTATGCGTAAACAAATCTTCCTGCATTATCTTCAAAAGCCATTTCATGTGCTCCTTTAGATATTGCATCAATTAATTCACTCTTATTCATAGTTATATCCCATTGATGTACTCAATAAGTGCCTCACGCTGCTCAGGTGTCATTACGTCTGCGATGCGCTCGACAACCTCTTTTTGGTCTGAACTGGTCATTTTCCAGAAGGTGTCAGTAATGATGTCGGCAACAGTATCGTCATCAAGATACAAAATATGTTCCTTTACCACATCCATTCTTGTTCCTTCGTCTGGTAAGTTCTTGAACATGTCGACCAAGAATTCAACTTGGTCTTTATCCGATAAATTGTCGAACATATCCTCCAAGTCGATGTCAATGCTCAGATTATTGTATTCTGCCATAATTCTTTCGTTTTAAGCGTTTAAAATCTGTTTGCTCTATAATTTACCGCCCGAAGCGTGAAAACGGTTGATAGCGGCTAATTTTACCCTCATTCGTTATTTTTCGGGCTTCCAGTCGATGCCCAGCCGCTGCAGAACTCCCTGCTCGTAGAATCTCGCCAGTGAATCCTTGGCTGGCTTGTTCCTTGGATTCTTCTTCAAGTCGTCCAGGTTCTGCTGTATTACCCATCTGAACTTGTCGTCTTGGCTCTGCTGGCTCGATGGCTGCTGGTGCTTGGCTTGCTCGTAGCGTTCCCCGATGCTCGGTCTTGCCGTTGTCGTTGGATCTTGTGCCTTGGCTGCTGCCTGCGGCTGCTGGCTTCCTGCTGGCTGCTCGTTGTCGTAGTTGCCTTCAAGAACCTTGGGGAAATTGGAAGGGAACATCATCCAGTCGAAGCTTGCAACCCATCCCTTTCCGTTCTTGCCGTTCATGAAGTCGCTTGCCATTGCCTTGTCGATTGCCTTATAGACCATCTGAACGTCCCCTCCGTATTCCCTTATCCTTGAACGGACGTTACCCTTGCGCTGGTCGCTCATCAAGGTCAACCTTCGCATTACGCTGCCAGACTGATCATGCTTGGTGTTCCAGTATTCCTTGATAGCCGCAAAATCAATCTTGGCGCATCGTTTGGCTGGGTCAACTTTCGGATTTTCCGAAATTGACAAACCTTCTTTAGAAGGTATATTATCTGTTTCTTTAGAAACATCATTATCATTATCATATTCATTATCATTATCATTATCATAAGGTGAACGTTCGTGCACGTTCGTGTTATTTTCGCACGTTCGTGCACGTTCGTGAACGTTCGTGTTACCTGCTTTTTCTCTTGCCTCTCGCTTTTTTCTTTCTCTTTCAAGTGCAATCTGTCTATTTTTCTCACACTTGGCTTGATACTTGTCTTGATTGCGCTCGATATTGTCCTTGATAAAGGCGAAAGCCATACGCACGACAGGTTCGAGACAGATAATCTCCCCATCCCTTGCGTAGAGAAATATCGCTCTCGTCAGTTGCCCGAGTTGTTCATCGGACAGTCCCTCGATAAGAGCGTAGTATGATGTGTATAAGATAAATGAATCGTTCATGATTTTATTCCGATAATGATAATTTCTTTTCCAGCTTCCGTTTGAGCACGGTGGCCATACGGATTTTGTTCCGCTGGCTTGTGTCGGTCGGTGCTGTCACTTTCCTACCTAGGGAAATATAATTCTCCAGTTGGGAAATTATATTCCTTAGGTCGGTCTTTGATACTGAAATGCTAGCCATAAGCCTTACTTAATAAGTAATCTTCGTGCTCCCTGAACCTGCTTGATGTAGGCTGCGCATTCCTCCGGATGGTCTGTCTGAAAAGCCTTGGCATCGAACTCCTCGCTCGCCTTCGGTGCTTTCCACGTTGCCAGCGTCTTTCCGTTTCCGTCCACGATGCTCTCTGCGTCCCCGAAGAACAGCTTCAAGTTGTCCTCGATCTCCTTCTGTCGGTTCTCCAGCGTCTTGCTCTTCTCCTTGATGTCCTTCAACTCGATAAGCATGTCCCCGATTTCGGCTGTTGCTTCAATCTCCTTTCCTGCCTTGTGCAGTGGTGACTTCAGGAGAACGTCTTGTGCGCTGTAGGCTGGAGGTTCTTGGTTGCCCACGATGTAGTCAAGCCAAAACTTTGTAATCTCGTCCCTCATCCATCCGAAGAATTCGGGGTCGAAGTCGATGTCCCGGTAGCCGAACTCCCTGCCTGCTGTCAGCCAGGCCAGTGCTCCGTCCTTGTATTCTCCCACTCCGAGGTTCATCTGAAGCTGGCAGAACCAATGCTTCGGGAGGTCGTCTGCATCTATCTGCATCTGCGTTGTCTTGCACTCGAGGATGCTCTTACTCGCTTCGTTGTGCGTTGCTCCTGCTCGCCAGAATGTGCGATCAGGAGATACACGTAGATACGGTGCATCGGTGTTCGTGATGGTGTAATCGTCCGTGCTCGCCTTGATGATGTGGCAGTGGCTTTCTCGCTTGAAGAACTGCGCCACTGCATCCTCCAGCAGGTGTCCTGCAATCATCGCAAAGTTCTCAACCTTTGGTGGGTCGATGCCCTTCTTGCGTCTCCACAACTGATATGGAGTCTCCCATGGGTTCAGTCCCAGTACCGTGCCTGCCTCTGATGCACCTATTCCGTTCGAGCGGTTCTGCAACCACTCCTCTCTGCTTTTGTATTTGATTATCTGTTTCATTGTCTGAATGTTTTTTATTTATTCATTAAGAATGTTTCAGCTGCTTTAAGAACGATAGAGCGAATGAATTTATCACTTTGCATTGCTTGAGCAATTCCTTCTGCGATGGAACTGGTTTTACCGTTGTAAGCAATATGGAAATCGAATCTTTGGTCTCCGTTTTCGTCTGGATCTCCATTCGGCTCAATTGCAATCTGCAGATAGTTTCTTGCTTCCTCGTCTTCCTCAGCCCATGCATTGTAACCATCTGCGGTTCTGCTAAAGTACTTGTCGATGGTGCTCTCGTGTCTCTTATTGTTTGTTTCGTTCATTTTCTTCATTTGATTTACTGAATGTTTAAAAAGTTGCCACGGCTTCCCTTTGTCTCGATGGGACCCACCCCATAGGTTGCACCGTGGTGGTTCGGGCTATATTATAATAAAATGGCTTATTGCTTCGCTGCCTTGCCAGTCTTGCCCTGACTGCGGCTCATTGCCTGCTGTGCCTTATTCTTTGCATCATCGGCTGCTGCCTGCGCCTGCTTTGCGATGGCTTCCTGCTGCTTTGGCTTCTTGAAGGTCTCCTCTACGGTGGTCGTGCCTTCCTTGATAGCGTTGTACACACCGCCCAGCTTCTGAATGTCCTCTGCCGTGACTTCCTCGGCTGATTTCCTGCCCAGGTAATCAAGCAGCATAAGGTCTGTTACCTGGTAGGCTTGGAAGCAGGCTACGCAGCTTTTCCACTGGCTCTTGACGCCAGTCTGCTTGATGTGCTCGAGAGCCTTCGCCTGCACCTCCTTGACTACGCTTGATATTAAGACCTGCGGAACGACCTTGCAGATTGCGTTACGCTGTGCGATTGCCACAGCTGCATTGCCGACTACCACCTGCATATCCTGCGAGAAGGCGTAGCCCTTCGAGGTCAGAATGCTGCGCTTCACTTCGACAGAGTAGGCAACATTGCTCTCGAGGTCATGGCAGACGCCTTGTGCCGTGATGGTCTTGCCATCATTGGCGATGATGCGTCCAGCGATTCGTAGGTTCTTCCAGCAGGCAGAAATGATTTCCGTGAATCTCACGCTCGGACCCTCAATAATCGATACCTGACCATCCTTGCCCTTGCGCTCAAGATGATAAAAGCAGTTGTAGGCTACATCATCGTCCATAGCTGCCAATGCTACCATGTTCTGCTTGCATTGCGTGATGTCTCTCGGGAACTTGTGCGCTGTTGCAATCTGTCCGTCAATCTCAGAGCGGTTGATAGCTTCCAGCATTTCGCCACCGCTTACTTGGATAATTTCATTTTCCATAATTCGTTCTTTTTACTGTTCAACTTATTGTTCATTAACTATAGTGGAAGGCTGGGGATTCGAACCCCAGTTGACTGCCAAAACTTACCCCCCCTTGCCTGCTGCCGAGGGATGCCCTTCCGTTGTAGGGCGCACGCTGTCTGTTTCCGCATATTATTTATCGCATGAATTAGATAACCTTTGAAATGAGCTTTGCGTGCGCCCTTTGCCCTGCCGCTGCAGGGATTTAAGTGTCAAATAACCTTATAACTATCATATCATTTATGAAGCCTAAACAAGTTGATCCATAAGAATGTCGAGCCTGCTTTCGCTGAAAGCGTCAATAGGGTCTTGGTCTGCGTACTGGCTGTTCTCCTCCAACCAGTCGTCCATCACGTCTTGATAGTTAACGCAGCCCTCGATGGCTTCCTCCAGACGCTCGCTTTCGTTGTTGCTATTCTTGTGCGTCACGACCGCTACATTCCCGGTTCTGTCGCACCATACGCAGATGTCGCCTGCCTTGGTCTTGATGTCTATCCTTGCAACCGCTGGTTGCTGTGGTTCACGGTCTATCTCCAGCCAGATGGCTTCGTACATCTTCTTCCTGTACTGCTCGATTATCTTCCTCATTCGTTACCTCCTCTCTGATTGAATATGTAACTTTGGAAGGTCTCACGGCACGACTTCAATACCTCGTTGTCCGTTCCGTCCAGTGGTATGAGCGGAATGTTATCCAGTGCCACGCAAAGGTTGCCATTAAACTCTCTGTACTGGATTCTTCGCTCTGCCTCAAAATAGCACTTGTTGTTCAGTTTGCAACGTTTTCTGGTCTTGCGGTTCGACTTCCAGTTAGTGATAAGCCAGCAGATGTCTGTGTACTTCACGATCATCCTGCGCATATTGATTGATAACTTGCTCATAGGGCAACCCTCCACGCTCTCTTGATTTCTGCGCCCTCGATAACCTTGCGGTTGTCGATTCTGCGGAACTTGACCTTCATCTTTCCAGCCTGCAACCATCTGCGCAGGGTGTTGCGATGGATGCCCAGTACCTTGCAGGTCTCTGTCATTGTGTATCTGCCTGCATCAGCTACCTTTGGTTCTTCGTTCGTCATACTAAGCCCTCCAAAAGATTAAAGTTACTAACATGGTGACAAATACCAGGGATAATACTTCGTCACTTGTGATAATCTCGATAAACTTCTTCATACGCTCTGAATGTTTAAATTGGTTCGACTTGATTACTTGCGCACGGCTGCACGTCTCTTCTTTGGTGTAATAACTCCAGCCTTGATAAGGCATACACGCACGTTCTGCTGGGTGCAACCAACATGCTGCGAAACTGCGAGCATTATTCTACTGTCCGATGTCTCGGCAGGTGCCTTTGCTCGGAAATCTGCAAACATCGCTATGATGTTCTTCTTTCGTTCGTCCTGCTGCTTCTGCAACGGTGTTCGAAAATCGTAATTGAAATTTTCTCCCATTTTATTTGTATTTTAAATTATTTTCTTTATCTTTGCAAATGAGCTTTTAAACTCGTTTATTAAATCGTTTGCAAAAATACAAAAAGAAAATTGAAAAACAATTGTTTTACAGTTGTTTTTAGTAAGTTTTTAAATAATTTTAAATTGATTTACAATTATGAGTGGAGAAGAATTAAAGCAGTATATAAAACGTTCGGGCTTGACAATGAGCGATGTAGCAAGAGAACTGGGTACCACACCGCAGAATGTGCAGGCTCGTCTTGGTCGTAAAACTATAAAGATAGATTTTATCCAAAAGATAAAGGAAATAATCGACAAGTGTGCCCCTCCCCTACCAGCCGAGATGGAAGAGGCTGTTTTCGGTTCAAATGTCAATGGCTCGAACAGTTCCAACGTTTCCCAGTCAATAGGTAGTGATGCTGCTTTGGCTGCTGAAAACAAGCTGCTGCGAGAACAGAATGAGTTCCTGCAAAGTCAAGTAAAAACGCTGCTTGCCATTGTCGGGCAGAGATGAAAAATCATTAAATCAATTCTAAGTAACAATGAAAGATGAGGACTTCATTGAGCGGAAGGAGAAGATTCTTCTTGCCGCTCTCGGTAAAAGCTGGCTATGGAAAGCCAGTAGGTTGATAATAGGAATCATCCCTCCAGTTGGTGCGCTTGTCATGCTGGTACACTGCACCCTGCTCTCGTTCGGCTATCGTGTAAAGTTCACGGAGTGGATATTCGACTGCTCGCTGTTCGGGTTCATCGCCTGGATCATCGTCAGCCTAGCCTATGGCTTCTGCTGGGTGCATCGGGCGTTCGCTACATACGGAGTGCTGATTTCCTTCTGCATCGACTTCCAGCGTTCCTTCGGGTTCGGTGTCTTGCGCCAGCCGATGCACCTGCTGATGGTCGTCCTTGGTCTCTTCCTCTTCTTCATCTTCATCAAGAAAAAGGCTTGGAATGAGTTCTACGACAGAAATATAAATCATTTAAATAAATAGGCAATATGAAAAAGATAATAATGCTGTTTGCGCTTGCGCTAATGTACATGGGCGTGCAGGCGCAAACGGTCGTTAATAAGACAAATAGAATAAAGAATACACAGATTACTTGGTCGGTTGCTGGCAAAGATACGATATACTGCTACCCTTGCACTGATTTTAGCGACCCTCTGCAGCCAACTGTATATCTTTGGTTTATCGGGAAAAACAATCTCGTTAAAACGCTCGAATACTTAGCTAATGCAGAACTGGAAGAAGGTGTTACAGTCTCTCTTGATCACACTAGAGACAAAAATAGAATACAGAAAGCAGACGACCTTTTTTTAAAAAAGTTCATTGTATGGAATAAAGGTGAATATCTCCCTAGGTATTCGACAATAACGAAAAAATTTGTTAAGCAAGATTTGAAAAGGTTAGGCGTAAAGCCGCAAAAGCAAAAAAGCCTTGGCGATGATGGATACTTTGAATAA